TGCGTCTCCGCACACAAACTGGTGCTTCAAAATTGAGTACTGGTTAATACTGGTTGGCCAACTGCACACCCCCTGTCGCATTTAATTGCGACACGGAAGAGTACAGGGACGGAGGGTCCCTGCAGCAGTTGAGGTCACTAATTGTGACCATTGACTTAGTCAATGTTTTGTGTCTTCATCAAGGTAGTGTAAAAAGGTCTTTAAGCGTAGGCAGAGTGGAGTTTGTATACCACTCTTAATTTTGGCTTACCTAAAGATCGAATCTAATTACTTTTTATCGATTTATCGCCCGCATTCATTGGAACTTGGGGGCAACTTTTTGTTGCCACAATGTTATGTAATAAATTGATAAGATTTAATAAGGTTAGTTTTGCTATCCCGTGAATCATAAAATGTTCACCATGTTAATGACTCTCGCAGAATTTATTTAGCTTATAAATAATCAAACAAATGTCTAATTATAATAAAACTAAACTATTCAACGATTGAGGTGCAAGTCTCTGGTTATCGTCGGTATACAAACGACGGTATCTAAAGACTGTACTTTGGATCTATGGCTTAGATAAAGATAAAGATTTGAAGTATTTGTGAGATAAAATGATGTCCATGTATGAGTCTCAAGGTGAGCGAGGGAACAAGAAATTTTCCTTCCTCTTCTTTAAAGACTTATACTCAACGGTGCAATTCCGCTGAGCTGGACACCCTTATGACGCATGTAAAACGAAAGTTTCCATCCATAAGGCTACAGGCTACCCTAATTTTATAGGGAAGCGCCTAAGAATTAGATTAGTTGCTAGAGAAAAGAAATTATTTCTAGCTCTATCTAATTTGTTAGGCTGTCACAGGGTTATACCCTGGTGACCTGAACCGTCCTTCTCAACAGTTCTCAACCCCTTTTCCGGTGTAATCAGGTCTTTCGACAAGATTTTCCTTAAAGGGGCAAGAAACAGGTTGCTGGAACTTGGGATGAAACCGAAGGGCTTTAAGTTATTACTAAAGCCTTGCCGGTTAATCGCTATACATAGTGCCTCGCCCTCAGGTAAGGATTCGTTTAAAAATCTTTTAATAGACAGTTTCTGTCTGTTAATAAATTATAAACATTTCATAGCAGTAGTCCACTGACTTATTTTGAATAAATCAATTTTTACTCTTCTTGCTCTCCTATGATGTACAATTCTCTCCCCACTTTACGTGGCGATTAATTATCGAAGTGTTAAACACTTTCATCTAGGGAAGCTCGGAATTGTAAAAGACGTAGCGGGTAAATCCCGCGTAATCGGAATTACAAACTATTGAATCCAGGTTGCCCTCGAGCCTTTACACTCAGCAATTCTTCTTTTTCTTAAGGATCTAGAAACTGATGGGACCTTTGACCAGCTAAAGCCTATTTATAGGTTAGCTGGATCGAAGGATACTTACAGTTCTTTGGATCTATCAGCAGCTACAGATCGCTTACCTCTTGAGTTACAACGTGATGTTATTTCATTATTCACAAATTCTAAAACTGGGGAACTTTGATCTAAGATTATATCTTTTGATCTTTGAACTTCCAGCTATAAGAAATATTGTGATAACAACACCGCTATTAAATACTCTGTCGGTCAACCTATGGGCGCATATTCGAGTTGGGCAAGTTTAGCCCTAACTCATCATATGATCGTCCAAGGTTGTACATCCAAAACCACAAAAGCTTATGCGATTTTAGGTGACGACATTGTAATTAGTGATTCTTTAAGAGAGCGTTACCTACAATTAATTCAATATCTCGGCGTTTCAATACAAGTAACTAAATCATTAATTAATGATGATAGTTTTGTAGAGTTCGCCAAGAGATTAATTGACATTAGTAAACGTACTTGGGTGGACTATTCTATAATCGGGCCGAAATTAATCCTAGGATCAATTAAAAACCCGGTTTATAAAATAAACATTTTAACTGAGTTAATGCGTAAACGTATTAATAGTTATTTTGAAGTCCGTAATAAATTATCTACTTTACCTGGCAAGGATGCCAGATACTGTAGGAGTTTAGGACTTTCTGCTCTAAGTATAACAGGTAACACTACATATCTAAGGGTCGGGACCGCACCGGATGGTGGGGTTTCTAACCTACTTAGTATGGGTAACGTGAAACCAGCTCTGATTAAACAAAAGGATGTTATTCCTGATGATAAAGGAAGTACAACTACTTACGTCTTGTATTGAACATATTACAAGCTCGTAATTAGAAAGTACCGAGAGATTTACTTAGATTCAATAGGTAGTATTATAAATCTTTTCAGAAGAATTTACTACATGTGTCCACGTGAATTTGTCAGTCACGTACTATTGCTTATGAGCCCTTATTATTGGATTTTGGTTCGTAATAACATCATCACAGCATGAGAAAGTTTTCTCATCCTTTTTGATCATTATCAGCTATTATTCGACGAGACGAGGCGTGATAGTATAAAAGATTTCTCACTCAAATTTCACCCAAAATTTTCCGCCGATAAGGTGGAAGATATTGTGGCTGTTAAAGCAGATTTCTCTGCAATTAAACGCGTACACTCAACTTTCGTTGGTGTACACAATTATATTGTGGAAAATAATTGCTTCATGACTCATTCTCGTTTCCAAATGGCTCAAAGATTTTATAAAGATTTAATGCCATGATTGTTCAATGATAAGAGTTAATCACTCGTACAATATGAACAATGTCACTAGATCCAAAAGCCTTACTAGTGCTCAACTAGTACTGTACTAAATGCAGGTGTAAACCTGAGGCCTGTACAGAATGTGAGGTGAAATCCCTC